CCCAAGATGGCACAGATTACTGAATCACTCGAGCGTAAATTGAATACGGTGAAGTTGAGAGGAGCGAGTGTCGGGATTAGCGTTCCGGAGGGTAGGTTGAGCAGATATGAAGCAATACGGTTGACAAACGATTACAGCAGACGGGTGCGTGCGTTACATAGAGATGTGACTGATTACGTGGCCCAGCAGCGAGCATGGTTTGGCACGAGTATCCCGACCCTCCAATACAAAGAGGCCGCCGAAGAGAGGGTGGCCAAGGCCGTGTTTCGGCCATTTTTAGGCGCGATCATTGCGCCGGCGTGCCATGGCAAGAGTACTTTTGCCAAGCAGTTCGGGTTTATGGATGTTGATGATTTAGCGGACGCAGACGAGACAAATATGCTGAATCTGAAACGGGTGGAGCTGATAGCCAAGCGGGACATGAGCTGGGGCGAGCATAACCGTATCTGGCACGACATCTTAAAGCACAAACTGGACATGATGGAATTTGATGAGCCGACTATCATTATGTGCCATACTGAGGAGGTGGCCATTGCGGTGGGCGCACGGCCTATCGGTGCAATAGTGCTGGAGGATAAACCGTTTAAGGAAGGGCTGAGGCGCAGTGGGCGCAATCACATTGCACAACAGCTAGCTGAGTCAAATCGGCAAGTCGTCCTTAATAAGACAGCCAGCTGCAAAGTGTACACTGCCAAGGATTATAATGATATAGAGCGGTTGATACTTGGTATGTGCAACGCATCAAGCGTGCCGATAGGCGCACCTTATAAGTACAGTCGGCGGGTAGAGAATACGAATTATTATGATTGCTGCCCGGATTGGATAATGACAGGTAGTGTGAGCGAGTGCGATTGGGACGAGTTGAGCGATCTGTACGATGGAGGTTACATTCCTAAGGCGTGTGTCGATTACTTCGTCGTCAAGTGCGGAAGTGCCCCGATAATTGATGGGTTCGGTGTCACTATGTGGGACTGGGCTAGATGGTTCGGTCGGATGGGCGGTGCAGCTAACGACCAGACGCCGCTGCCGGACGGTGATCTGGTAGACGTGTTCCCCCCGGCGGGTCCGAAGGAGCTACATAGGGCCAACGTCACGTTACGGCGGCTTGAGCGGGTATTCAAGATTACGGGCAACGATACTTGTAGATGGCTGCTGGAACACCATGTGGGTGAGAGACACGTTTTCGTGACAAACCTGATATCGCATTGGTGTGGGTTGGGTAGGACTCTGGACTGTGGCATGGACATTCATGCGTGGTACCGGGTCGGATTCAAGAGGTGGCAGAGCATATTCAAAGAGCTGCACAATATGGTGAGGCTAAGCAAGACAGTGATGCACAAAGAACTGTCTGAAATCGATAGACAGAAGCTGATGTACATGGACATTCTCGTAGGCAAGGAGGATTACAGTATAGCTAGTGAAATCGTGCTTGCGGAGCGAGATGAGAAAGCGGCACCGAAGCACGTGGCATACGACCCATATCGGAGTCAGTGGACGTATTCTCAGTACCTCAACGATTTCGAAGACGCATTGAGCGGGGCGTATAGTGAGATTGGCATAGCGGAGAAGCGGACGGATATAAGCTCATTTGTGAGGTTTTGGAAGTTGCGGAAAACGTGGGCCACAAAAGGTTCACTCGTGTATAACAACATACCACGATCGATGTGCAAGTTCGTTGTCGAAGTGGGAGATTCGATGAGTCGTGTGATCGAGAGGCGGCATCGAAAGAGCTCCCTTGTGGAAGAACACATCGTCATCGATCTGTTTAACGAGAGCGTGAAGGATTTCAACGCCACAAAAGTGGCGTTTAAATTGAACGATGCAGGTAAGCACAGGGCCTTGCTACCCGGCACTCTGGTGCACTTTTTCGTGTTCTCATATGTGCTGTATGTAGCTGAACAATATGGTAGAGTGGGGGCGACAAGACTGAACGGGCCGGGGGATGAAGACCCTGCTTACGTCGAGGCGAACATGTGGCATTTGGTGCATATGCTGTACGACTGGTCCAACTATAACGCGCAGCACACTGCCAGGGATATGGACAGAGTTGTAGCCAAGCTAGGCGAAGTGGTAAAACAACCAGGGGATTACTGGCTGTACTCGCAGGCGATTGCTGAGAGTATGTGGGAGATGTGGCTAGTGGACGAAGGTGAATATAAGCGGATATCCAACGGGCTATATTCTGGATGGCGCGGCACCACGTGGGTGAACACAGTGCTGAACCAAGTATACGTGAGTATGGCCTGGGCATCGTTTAAGCGACTGTATGGTGCAGGAGCGATAATTGCGTCAGACCAAGGTGGTGATGATGTTAATATGATAATGGGTAGTCTGGAGACGGCCATTTCGTTTTACCATGTGATGGGGCGGATGGGTCACGAGGCAACATTGATCAAACAAGGGTTTCAAAAGAGGAGTGAGTTTTACAGGATAACCATCGCGCACGGCATCATGTATGGTAGCCCAACGCGCGCGCTGGTGAATTTTGTGTGTGGCAATTGGGAGAGCGAGCACGAATCTGGGACTCGTGAGCGGCTCAGTGCAGCACTGGAAAACCTAGGCAAGCTAGTGCGGCGTGGGTTGGACGCACAATTTGCGGACGGGTTGGCAAGCGTATGTGTATTGCACTGGGCGAAATGGCGCGATGATGATGCGTGGCATGAGTTACCGCCGGACGTGATACATGCGAGGTTGGAAGACGGGGGCCTGGGAGTGCCAGATCGTGAAGGGTATGTATATAAACTGGCGGAGCCATTGCGAAATGCGGGCTTAGCGGCGATGATGGTGCTACCAGGTGTCCGAGCCTCGAACGATTATGTGCAGGTAATAGAGGCAGAATTGGCAAGTCACGGATTGACATTGTCAAACAAAGCGCAGCTAATTAAGAAAATGGCCTTAGATGCGTACGACGTGGTGACGGAAGTGGATAATGCCGACTGGGGCGCGCTGACAAGTGCAACCGTGAAGGTGGTTGGGGTTGTGAAGTGTGAGAGAGGAGAGCTAGATTTGGAGGAAGCGGCGATGTTCTACAAGTGGTCGAATGGCGGTGAGCGAGATGCCATAAAGGACGTAAGAGACTTCACGCACCTGCTGACCAACTGTGAAATTGACGGGCGAACACCCAGTAATTCGGACTTGCAGAGTCTGTTCGGGAGCAGAGTTTGCGATGACAAGGTGTTAACGTTCCAGGGCAATCGGTATGATAGGTGGAAAGTACCCGAGTTTCTGGCGGCCGAGATTGATGCGTATGTTAGGTGGCGCATATGGAGGGAGAATCTGACAGATAGCGAGGCGATGAGTGTCTTCTGTAATTTGTGCGAGACATTACGGACAGTGCACGGGCACCACGCATAAGCGAGAATAAATAGTAGTAGGAACGGG